TTACTGCTGTTGCTGGATCGCCTGCTGCTGGTTGATGCCCATCTGCGTGACCCAGTACCGCACCGCCGACGCGAGGGAGTCCAAGCGGTCGTCGTGCTGTAGGGCGTTCTTCTCGCGCGTGATGTGGGCGATCTGGTGGAAGATCGAGTAGCTGGCCCGCTTCTCGGCGGGGTAGGCGGAAAGGGATGCAGCCTCGTTGCGTGCGATGTCGTCGTTGAAGACGAGGGAGCCACGAGCGATGACGGGCTCCAGGGTGTCGATGATCCGTAGCTCCTTCTGCCCGGACTCCCACACTTCCTCGATCACACAGCCTTGACCCTGTGTTGCCGGGTACTCGGCCCGCAGGATCGGTAGCCACGTGTGCAGGTACGCACCGTTGCCGAAGTTCTTCTCGACGAGGATTCGGTTCACGCCCCACTTCACAGCGATGCGTGCCAGCGTGCGGAAGCCGGATGGATCGAAGCCGCCCTTGATGCCGCCAACTTCCAAGACGTAGATCGTCCCGTTCAAGAAGCCGACAACGGAGTAGCCCGTCTCGTCCCCGTTCTTGCCGCCGCCTGCCGGGTCAACGTGCATGACGATGCCTTGCAGGGCGGTGCGCTCGTCGGAGACGTGCGACGGGGTGCCGAGGGTGTACGTGGTCCCGTTGACTTCGTACTTGATCGTCTGGTGTTCCAGGATGCCCGGAGTGACAGACAGCGGGAACGCATCCGCGAACCGCATGGCTTGAATCTTGGCAAGGCGCAGCGGGAAGCGGTCAGCATCTGCCAGCTTGGTGTTAAGCATGTGCTGGAGCTGGAAGTAGCTCGGGCCTTGGTCGGCCTCCTTCTTCGCCAGGAACTCCTCGGTGCCTGCTGGGAGTTCTGTGTCGGTCGGCATGCCCTGGTCGCCCAAGATGCCGCCGCCGATCTGCAAGTCCTCGTTGTCTTCGATGGCCCTGCGGATGATCGGGGCGAGCATGTCGCCGTAGTTCTCTCGCTGCTTCTTGGTCGGATAACGGCCCGGCCAGATGCGCACGGTGTAACCGCGCCCTGGTAGCGTGTTGTAGATGGAGTTGATCGACTGGGGCGTGCCGAGGTACACGATGCGCCCCGTCGCGCAGATGGACGGGAAGTCCCGTGTCAGTTGCAGCAGCGTCTCGCGTTGGTGCTCGGTCTGCGAGTTCTTGGCGGACTCGATGTCGTCCGCGATCAGCAGGTCGGCGCGCTTAGGTTGCCGAACTGGCGCAGGTTCTCCTGCATCACCTCGCCGTGGATACGCAGGGCGTCGTCGTAGTTCGACGGGTCCAGCTTCATGTTCAGCCGCTGCTCCAGCTTGGAGAGTGTCTTGGGGATGACCTGGACGTAGCCCATCGCGCCCTTGGGCGAAACAGCAGTCGGGTTCCATTTCGACTCCGTGTCGATCTGACGGGCGGTCGTGCCGCGCGGGAGGCCGAGCTTGTCATCCTGCTGTTGTGCCTTGGACAGTTGGTCGTCGGTCGGTTGGAACTGCATGTGTTGTTCTCCTGTGAGAAGCGACGCATCGCACGGTGGACTCGTGTAAATCCACCGCACGCTGCGTGCTTACGGTCGTACGTAAGGTGCAGCAGGCTTGTACTTCTGCAAGCCGGACTGCTCGATGATTGCCCTGTTCGGGTTCGACAGGGACTCATGGGCCTTTGACGTGTGCTGGTTGATGTACCAAGCCAGCCCGCTCTTGTCGTTCTCGTCTTGGCCCGCGCCGATAATCAGCGAGGACGGCCCGCCCATGCGGACCTTGGCGTCGTTGTCCTTCGGCCAGATGAACAGCATGAGCCGCCCGTCACCGAGCTGCGCGCCCGAGCGAATCTCCCAGTCGTCGGGCTTGAAGTTCGGCATGTCGCCGCCCTTGGCCCTCACGATGGAAGTCATCCGGTCATGGATCAGCTCTTTCATCGAGTCCTGGTAGATCGACGTGGACTGCCCGGCTGCCGCCTTGGAGCGCAGGACACGTGCCACCGCCGAGTTCAGGGACACATCGCCCTGTACGGTGTCATTGGCCTGGATGATTGAGCCGGGCACCGCGTCTGCGTTGGCGAGGCGTTTGTTCAGCACGATCTGCGCGGCCTGCTCCATAGGCAGGTTGTATGAGCGGGCGTACTGCGCGGCCTCGTGTGCGTACTCGTCGCCCAGGTTCTTCTTCACTTCGGGCGAGAGTTCCCACCCCGACAGCGCGCCCTTACCGCCCCACGGTAGGATGCGGCGGAACCAGCCCGGATCGGCCTTGTTGATGACATCCTGCATGGCCGTGCGATCAGCGGTGCTGGCCTGCTTGTACTGCGTGTGGGCGATGACCTGCCGCTGCGCGTTCAGCGCCTGTATGTCGTTGGTGTCCACCCCACTGTTGATGAGCTGGATGACCTTACCTGCGTTATCCGCGCCCACGTAGTCGGCCACGGCTTGCGGCCCGTTCAGGGTCTTGTACAGCCCCTTCGCGTAGTTCAGCGAGGTGATCTGCTGCTCAGTCAGTGGGCCATTGCCGCTGGTCAGCGCAGGCACCTGGACGTGCATCAGCTCTTGCAGCTTGGAGCTGCGCAGCTTCTCGTCGTGCGACACCTGCGCTGCCCGGTCAAAGTACCGCTGAATCATGGCCGGATCATTCGAGCCGATGGCGGCGTCGAACTCGGCGTTCATTGCGTCGTTCGTTGCCTTCGAGTCCAGCTCCAGGCCCTTGATACTGGAGGCGTTGCCGGTCATGAAAGCCTGCCGCGCAAGATCCCCGGACAGTCGGAAGTTGTCCTCCTTCTTTGCCAGGGCGAGGTTCTGCTTGTCGCTGGCGAGCTGGCCGGCCATCCACTCCTTGAGCATTTGCGCGCGCTTGGTGTTGTTGATGAGCGGTTCCTCGCTACCCGTCTCCTTGCGGTGCCGCGAGTTGTACTCGTCGATCACCGTGTTCAGCTCCTCGGGTCGGGTGATTCCACTGGCCCCGTGGGACAGGTTGAACTCCAGCGCGCCCAGGTCGTTCGTGATGTTGGTGATCGCCGGGTTGTTGCGGGCGTCCTTCATCACGTACTGCGGGACTGCTGCCTCCAACGCTTCCCGCGAGTCACCGTCGATCTGGTCCCACAGCGGTGACGCCTTAACCGCGTTGTAGTAGTCGAAGTACCCGCCGTTTAGCGCACCCTTGAGCGACCGCACCATGCCTTTGCTCCAAGACTGCTTGGGCTGCCCTGCGGCTGGCTGTGCGGCGGCCACCGCGTCCTGGTAGGCAACGGTTCGGTCCTCGTCGGACCAGCCCGTCTCGTTGGCCTTGCGCTTTCCGGCCAGGGCCGCAGCCTGCGAGACGTTCAGGTTGACCTGCTTCTCCAGCATGTCGGCCTGTTGCCACGCGATGTGCTCCCGCATGTGGGTCTTCATCAGCGGTCCCCACTGTTCGGCCAGCTTCGTCTGCACAGTGGCGTCCACCAGCGGGTCGCCAGTGGACTTGATGCCTGCTGCCTGCGAGACGAGGTAGGACCGGAAGGAGTCGGGGGACTGCTGCTTCAAGTCCTGCATGTCCTCCAGCGTCTGCGTCTCGGCCTGGGTCAATGCCGTGGTCGCGGCCATCGCCTGCGCACCGCGCACGGTGGCAGACGGACCGAAGATTTTGGTGAACCACGGCTGGTCGCTCTCGATTTGCTGGAGCGACTGCCCCTGCGCCACTCGCGCCGCGCCCTCGAAGTACGCCTTCTTCTGTTCGGCTTCGACGTACGGCTTGAGCACGTTACCTGTGAGCTTATTGATCGCGTCCAGAGTTTGAAAGCTGGAGGAGGCGATACCGTTCCAGTCGGTCGGCGCAATGCGTGCGCCGGGTGCTACAGGTGTTGCGTTGCTTGGCCCACCGGTCAGCGTCGTTTGGACGCCGGATGTGTTGTTGACGGGGTTCTGTACAACAACGCTCCCGTCCGGGTTCAGGGCGAAGGAATCCGGCCCCATTGCTCCTGCCATGTGTTACTCCTTAAAGGTCGAATGCCTGGGCACCTCCGCCGTAGTCGGAGCCGCCGCTGCCCGCGCCGAACATCGACGAGGTGCGGCTGTCACCTGCGCCGAAGGACGAATACGAGGTGCCTGAGTAGCTCTTGGTGTCGAATCCGAAGGACAGCGAGTACCCCTCGGACGGGTTGGACTGGGCGTTGCTCCAAGCCGTGTTGTCCCCGCCGAACAGGTGGTTGCCCTGAGACTGATAGCCGGTGTTGCCGAAGTTCCAGTTGATGCCACCAGTGCCCATAGCCAGAGCAGCTTGCGCGATTGGCGGCAGGTCGTAATCAGCAGCCCACATGGGTGCCACGACGGTCGGTACGATGGTCTTGGTAACGTCGAGCGGTGCAAACGTCTGGCCCTCGTCCAGCGACTTGATTGCACCCGCCATCAGGCCCGCGCGCTGGACGAGCATGTCATAGGTGGTCTGCTTGAACTTCTCGTCGTTTCGCACCTGTGTGCGGGCGACGGCTGCCGCCAGGGCGGAGTGGAGCATGTTCGCGCTCGTACCTCCCACCCCGTTAGCCGCTGCGGCTGCGGTAATGGCCCCTTGCTGCTCGGCGCTCCGTAGGGATGCCTCCAGGCTGTTGTTTGCACGCGCGTCCCCGAGCCGCGCCTCGGTCACTACGCTCGCGTTGTAGCGGTTGCCCGCCGTGTCGAGCTTGGCTTGGTTGTCCGCGCTGCGGTTGAAGTTCGATAGCGCAACGCGCGCAGCCATCAGGGTGTTGTTTGCACCCTTGAGGGCATCCTGCGCTGCCGCGTTCGCCTCTGCGGTGATGCGGTTCGCATCCAGTTGGGCCATGCCGACCGTTTTCTCGGCATCGTTCATGGCATTCTGGAGCTGGCCCTTGCGATACCCAGTTGCTGCGTTGACGCCCATCTGGATGAGCGAACCCATGTTTCCTCCTTACACCCGTCGGGCGTTGTTAAAGAACTGGCCGACCCATTCCATCGCAGTGATGGTCAGGGGCAACCAACGAACCGATTGCAGCTTGACTGTGTGCTCCATGTTGGAACGGCCAGCGGGTACCCCGCCGTCGACCCACGGGGCGAGTGCGGCGGGATCGACGAGGTTCACGTTGAGGAACTTGCCCGTGTCCTTGTTCAGCACGAAGCAGAAAGGCAGGGCATCACCCGCCGAGCGCTCGTAGCCCTGGTACACGAGGCTGTACTCCATACCTGCCACGAAGAAGCTGTACTCGCGGTAGTTGCGCGCCCAGGACACGCGGATGGGGGTCATGAGGTTGACCGAGTCGATCAGGCGCTCGTCCAGTGTGATGGACCCGTGGCGGCGCGCGAGGCCGTGTACCGGGTCCGAAACCATGTTGACTTGCTCGTAGTGCTGGCCTGGGTGCCGCTGCTGCGGTACTTGCTCCGACACACCACGGACGACGCTCTGGTACGAAGAGACGACCTTCATTACCAGCGCCTCCGCACGCGCTTGTACATCGGCTGGATCAGCCGCAGCTTCTCCTGGATGGACGGGGTGTGGGTGAAGTTCACCTTCTCGTTGCGGATGTTCTCCGACGAGAGCAAGTTGAACACTTGCTGGTACTCGCCGCCGATCTTGCCGTACTTCGCGCCGTCGCCGTCGAACGACGCTTGAAAGGACAGTGCGGCGCGGCACTTCACGAGGTGCTGTGCCAGGACTGGCAAGTCGTCGAACGGAATCTCCCGCACTACGACGCAACCGAGTACACCGCCTACCTGTGTGGTCAGGGCGCGGAGGTCGAATGTCGAATTGGTGCGGTCGTACACGCGCCTCCCCCGCTGCGCCAGCGCAGGGAAGGGCGGACGAAGATCAAGGGTGTCTGCCGGAAGGTAGACGTAGCCCGTCGTAACGTCTGGAGTGAGAGACACGGCGTCGGTGTTGAACCACCAACCGCGCGTTTGCTCTAGGGTAGGCACCCCGCTACGGACGGTATTACTTCCAAATTGTTAAGGAGCGTTCACAGCGTCGCTTTGCGCCGCCTGTGTAATACTTGTTTGCTTTGCTGCTTGTCGCTGCGCCGCTGTGTGCGTTGCTGCGATGGGTGTAATGTACCAGAAAAAATACCGGTAACAAGAAAAACCATCATTCCCGACTTATTTAGTATGGATTACGACGAGGTAATGGCTCGCCTGCTGGGTGGTCGAACCGTTAACCAGACCGCCAAGGATTTGCGGATGGCGCAACAGACGTTGCAGGCATGGGTGAGCAAGACCAATCTACCCACGCCTGCCGGCGTGCACCGTATCGTGCACGCTACCGGCCTAGATGCGGCGACTGTGAGCCTTGCAGTATCAGCAGAGCGCAGGCGTCGCAAACAGTCATCTGTCACCCAACCCCCAGCGGGTTATGTCTCCCTAGCCCCCTTAGATGATGTCCCCGTCCGTGCTGGCGCGGGTGCAGCAGCACACCCTGCCCCCGCCGTGCTGCGCCATGTAGACGTCCTAGAGTCCTGGGCTACTGCTCTTCTCGGCAGTGATCTATCTAGGGTCCGTCTGGTCACCGTACGGGGTGACTCTATGCAGCCGACTTTATCTGCGGGGGATGTGCTGTTCGTGGATGCTGAACAGCGTGCGTACAGCACTGAAGGGCTTTACGCCATGTCCCGTGGCGGTCACGTGTTCGTCAAGCGTCTACAGATGCGGTCCCATGGTGTCCTCGCTGTTATCTCTGATAACCCTGTGTATCCGGTGGAGCTACTAGACGGCTCCGATTTGGCAGATGTCGTTATCTGCGGTCGTGTGCTTGCGTCGTGGTCGCTGCGTCAGTTGTCCTAGCGGCTGTCTTGGGGCTCTTCTAGAGGTATCTATCGGGTGCTATCTCGATGGGTTGCCCTGGGTTCTGTCTCCGTGTTCCACGGGCTAACAGATGATCGGGCCGCTTCTCTGTCTTATGGGGACACAAAAAGAAGATAGATGGCACCCACGCGCACACCCGATTGCACGGCCAGCCATTACCGCACCCAGCGAGGACGCAGCGCGTGGCGAAGCCAGCAAGGTTAATAGCGGCCCTACAGGCGACTACAGGCCATCGGAATGCCTAGGCGACTGCCGCGCCTGTGCGTCGCTCCTGGGCCTTCCTCGTGGCTCTCATAGCGCACCTAATGTTGCCCGCGCCTCGTGCTGCCTCGCGTGCTTGGCGTGACGGCTGGCGGGAGGCCATGCGCCCACTGCCGAACGTAGGCAGCGTGACAGACGGCAGGCGCATCCGGGCAGACCCCGAGAGGTAGGCAGGATGCTCGAACAGAGGAGGGCCATCGGGGGAATGGCGGCACGCGAGCGGCGCGGAGCCCTCGCGGATTACCAGACCAAAATTCGGCCCGTGGTGTACACTGCCGCCCCATGCATTGTCCTTCCCGCACGAGGCAAATCCTCGTTGCCTCGCACTGCAAAGCGGTAGAGCAGGGAACGTAGACCCTTGATCTTTCAAGGGTCGGAGTGACCCGATGCGCTTCACACGGCAGGGGTCACAGGTTCAATCCCTGTACCACCCACCAAATTCACTTCCGACGAGCTCCGTCGAAGTCCAAAAACCCGCGATAGCTCAAGGCTTCGCGGGTTTTTTCTTTCCTGAAATGTCCTATAAGGTGCATTGACAGCCGGGGGCAAGTGGGGGCAACTTTGGGGGCAAGTGCTCATCCTTCATGGAGAGTTGCCCCCATGCCTCTCACCGATACCGCAATCCGCAATGCCAAGCCATCTGAAAAGCCAGTCAGGCTGTTCGACGGCGGTGGCTTATACATTGAGGTCTCGCCCTCTGGGGGCAAGTGGTGGCGGTTGAAGTACCGCTTCGCCGGCAAGGAAAAGCGGTTGTCCCTTGGGGTGTATCCCGAAGTCGGCCTGAAGGAGGCGCGAGACAGGCGCGAGGATGCAAAGCAGCTGCTGGCTGATGGCGTTGATCCCTCGGTTGAACGCAGGGTCCAGAAGGTGGCCACGGTTGAGCGGGCGGCAAGCAGCTTCGAGGCGGTAGCCCGCGAGTGGCACGCCAAGTACGCGCCGAGCTGGTCCGAGAGCAATGCCAAGAAGGTGCTGGCCCGCTTGGGGAACGACGTGTTCCCGGTATTGTTGTTCCCGACCAGAACGAAGACCGGCCGCGATAATAGCTTTGCTGTCATCCGTATGCGGCGCAGCGAGTTCTTGGCGCTTCGTTGGCAGGACGTCGAATTACAGGACCGCTTTGTAAGACTCCACGACACGAAAAATGGTGATGCCCGCGACGTGCCGCTGTCCACCCGAGCAGCGTCCATGCTGGCCGGGCTTCCTCGACACATTTCGGGCCAAGTGTTCCCCGTCAGTGCGGACGCCGTGAAAAAGTCGTATAGCACGCGCTGCGGTCCGAATCAGCGTTGTGCGGTCGTATGCGCCATCGGCAAACAGGTGTTTCACACCCGGCCAGCTTCGCCTCGCGTTCTCGATGTTCTTTTTTTCGACATCCCGCCTTTACATCACCCTTGCAGGGAATTTTCAAACGGGCGCTAAGCGGGCGCTGTTCAGGATTTGCCGGCATGCCCATCGGGAATCCCCACGCACGCAGCGCAGAAGCCGACGCGACATCCATCAATGCGCAACCCATCAATAAGATCTCGGTCTAGAAAACGCACGCTGCGCTGGTCCGGATCGTCGCCGGGCCCGATTACGGGTAACAGTCGAAAACCACCGGTGGACGTGACGCCAATTTGCACGTGGTCGCCAGTGTGCGTAACAGCGTGACAGCTGCCCGAACACAAGCGCATCGAATCGGCCGAAGCCGGGGCCATTGCAGACCCATGCGCATTGCTCAGGCTGCGGCAAGCGAGAATGCTGCGCAATCACAGGCGATCTGATCAGGGTGAGTGATCTTGAAATTCATGGGATGGAAAAAGGTGATTCTATTTTGTGGATGGAAAAGATCAAGAAATGTGGTTTCACTTTAGATGTGAGTGGTGCTAATTTCGCGCCAACTTGGAAAAGGCGGCACGAAGCGGTGGTGCGTTGCGATCACTGGATTTGATTAAATAAAAGGATGGAGATCGTAAAGATCGTTCAAATAAGCAAAATGGCGGGTCTTATCGGCGGAATTGCTAATGCGGGTGAATGGCCTTGCTTTATACATGGCTTTTGTCTAGCTTATGAGCACGTTGGCCGGAAACCCCTGGATATAAGGGTTTCCGGGTGAAACGCACACTCCCGCACTTCACCCGATCGCTGGTGGAGAAGGAAGCTGATGCGTGACCAAGCCCCCAATCCCAGGAGGACATATGAGCACTGCAACTCATACACTCACGGATGCCAGGGCGGCGTGGCGTACCCATGCGATGCTGCGGGCCATGTCGGCCGACTATCTCCTGAGGGAGCAGTTCGCGACCGACCCCATTCAGGTCTACTGCGATTACGTGGCGCCCGGTCGGGAGGTGGGGCAGAAGGCGGATGCCGCCAGCCAGCTGATCTTCTCGGTGTTCTCCAGCCCGCATCTGCGTCGCTGGATTGGCGACTACGCTCGCCGGCTCGGTGGTCGGGTCCCCAGCCGGCACGTGTTCGCCCGGGAGTTCGCCGGCGCGGTCGCTGCCTCGCGCGATCCGCTGGTAGCCCTGGCGCTCGTGCGCGGCGCGGCAGTGGGCGAAGGGCATTTCGAGCTGCAGGCCGATTTCTTTCGTGCTGTGCTGGCGGCGATGAGCCGCGGGGGATTCAGCGCATCGGGCACGGAGATGAGCCCCGGCGTCACCGCCACGGAGATGAGTCCGGGCGGCCCGGCTACGGAGCACAGCCTCGGCGCGGCCAGCCTGGTCGGGCGGGTCGCCGCGGAGGTTGCCAACGCTGCGCGTTTCGCCGCTGAGCTTCAGCGGCTGGCGGCGGCCGGTACGGAAATGAGCCCCGGTGGCGGTACGGAGCAGAGCCCGGGGGGCGGCACCGAGATGAGTCCCGGCGTTCAGCGTCTGGCACAGGCGCTGAACGCCGCAACCCAGCGGGCGGTGCGTTTCGGCGAGCTGCTTCTGCGTGCCCACGATGGAACCGAGATGAGCCCGGGCACGGCCACCGAGATGTCTCCCGGAGCGGCGCGGCTCTCGGAGCGGCTGGTCGCCGAGGTCGGGGTCGCGGCGCGCCTGGCCGCTTCCATCGTCGCGGCCGAAGGTACCGAGATGAGTCCGGGCGGCGCGACGGAGCAGAGCCCCGGCATCGGTACCGAAAAGAGTCCCGGCGCCGAGAAAGGCCTCGAGGCCCTGACCGCCGTGCTGCGTCGCGCCGAGCTGTTCGGCGTGGAGCTCTTGCGTGCGGCCGAGGGGACGGAGATGTCGCCGGGAACGGCAACCGATATGAGTCCCGGCATCACCGCCACGGAGATCAGCCCTGGTATCGCGAACCTCGGCATCGCCGAGCGCCTGGCGGCCGAGCTGACCAGCGCGGCCCGCTTCAGCTCGGAGATTTCCCGCATGGAGGCGGGCACGGAGATGAGCCCCGGAGGCGGCACGGAACAGAGCCCCGGCGGGACCGAGATGAGCCCCGGCGCGCTGCGGCTGGCCGAAGGGCTCGCCCGTGCCGTGCTGAGCGCTCAGCGCCTGAGCCAGCTCCTGGTGCGCGCCGAGGATGGCACCGAGATGAGCCCGGGTGTCACCGCCACGGAAATGAGTCCGGGCGCCGCGACGGCGACGGAAATGAGCCCCGGCGCTCGGCTGTCGGCGCGGCTGGCCGCGGAGATCGAGATCGCGGCGCGGTTCTCCAATGCCCTGCTGGGGGCGAGGTCCGACGGAACGGAGATGAGTCCCGGCGGCGGCACCGAACGTAGCCCGGGCTGCGGCACCGAGATGAGCCCCGGCGCCTCGAACTGGGCCGAGACGCTGACCGCCTCGCTGCGCCGCGCCCAGCTTTTCCTGGGCGAGCTCGTCCGGAGCGCCGAGGGGACCGACATGAGCCCCGGCGGCGGCACGGGCACGAACATCAGTCCTGGCGGTGGTACGGGTACGAATGTCAGCCCTGGCGGCGGAACCGAGGTCACGCCCGGCGCGATCTTCGGCGGCATCTGGGGCGTGCAGTTGCCTGCCCATGTGGCGACGGCCCTGGGTCCGCTGGTTCAGTACGCCGTTGCCCTGCGGCAGCAGGGCGCCTTGGCCGCCAGCGGTCTGGAGGTCGGATGAGCCTTGCAGCGGTCGCCCCCGCAGGATCCGCCGCCGCGCTCGGCGCCGACGCGGGCGAGCCGCGGCGACGTCGGGTGCTGGAGCTGGTCCGCCGCGGCAGGACACAGGAAGCCGCAGCGCTCTGCCTGGCGGTGCTGGACGAAGAGCCGGACGGCCAGCAGTGGCTCGGCGATGAGGTCGTCGCGGCCATGGAGCAAGCAGCCCTCGGCTTCGCCGGCGATCTGGCGACGATCCTGACGGGACTCGAGCGGGGCAGCGCGTGGCACCCGGCGTGGCTGGGCGGCCGTACACGCCCGATTGCCAACGCGCGCCTGTCGGTGGGCAAGCTGCGCCACGACATCGATCAGTTCGAGCACTTGCGCCGCCGGGGCATCGATGCCCCACTGGACTCGATCATCGCGGACTACAAGGCCGCGCTGGCAAGGCTGTCCGGTCTGGGCATCGCCCGGGCACCGCTGACCGACGAGGACGAGCGTACGGTCGGGCGCGCCTTCGGGCGGCTGGTTCACGTTGCCGATGCGCCGCGGGTCGCGCGCGCGCTCTCGCCATCGTGGCACCCGGGGCAGGTCCAGCGCCGCTACCTGGAACACCGCCCCAACGTGGTGGTCATCGACGATTTCCTGACGGACGAGGCCCTTCGGGGCCTGCTCCGCTTCTGCCAGGACTCCACGATCTGGGCCGGCAACCGCTATGCCCACGGCCGGTTGAGCACGCTGTTCTTCACCGGCTTCAACGCACCGCTGGTGCTGCAGATTGCCGAGGAGATTCGCGACGCCTTTCCGCTGCTCATCGGCGAGCGCCACCCCTTGCGGCAGCTCTGGGCGTTCAAGAACACCGAAGTCCTGCCGGGCGACTCCACGGTTCACGCCGATTTTGCGGCCATCAACGTCAATTTCTGGATCACGCCGGAGGCGGCAAACCTCGATCCGGACTCGGGCGGCATGGTCGTGTACGACCTCGAGGCGCCGCTCTCCTGGGGCTTCCGGCAATACAACGAGCGGCCGGACCTGATCCGTGAACTGATGGCGCTGCATCGGCCCCGGGCCATCCGCATTCCCTACCGCCAGAACCGCGCGATCCTCTTCAATTCCGACCTCTTTCACGGCACCGAGGCGGTCTGCTTCCGGCCGGACTACCTGAGCCACCGGATCAACGTGACGATGCTCTACGGCGATCGCCGCCTGGACGAGCACCACGCCGAGCCAGAATCCGCGCGGGACGCACCGGCGGACCTGGGCGCCGCCTGGCGTTCGGCCGCCCTCGCGCACCGGAGGCGCTGACATGACCGACCTGCCGAGCTACTCATACCAGGGCCAGGACCTGTTCGTGACGGATGTCCTGGGCCATCAGGTTGGCGGCTATTTCCTGGATTCCGGCGCCTCCAACGGACGCAAGGGCAGCAACACCTGGCTGCTCGAGAGCCGATACGGCTGGAGCGGAATCTGCGTGGAGCCCAACGCGGAGGCCTTTCGCCAGCTGAGGGCCAACCGCGGCTGCGTCTGCCTGGACTGCTGCCTCTACGACCGCGACGGAGCGGTCGATTTCCTGGAAGCGGCCGGCGTCTACGGCGGGATCATGGAAGCGTACGACCCGCGGCACCTCTCGTTCACGCGCCGGATGCTGGGCGGGCGCTGGCCGGAGGGGGCGCCGGCGCCGACGGTGAGCAAGGCCGCTCGCACGATACGCTCGGTGCTGCGAAGCGCGGGCGCGCCCAGGACGATCGACTACTGGAGCCTCGACACGGAAGGCTCTGAGCTCGCGCTGCTGAAGAGCTTTCCGTTCGACGAATACCGGGTGCGGGTGCTGACCGTGGAGCACAACAATGGTCCGATCCGCGCGCCGATCCGCGGTTTCCTGGAGGCGCGCGGCTATGTGCGGGCCAGGGACCTGGGCATCGACGACGGCTATGTCCTGGCGGATGACGCCGGGGGCGCGGCCGTGGATCAGGCCTGGCGCAGCGCTGTCTGGCGCCGCCGCCTCGGGCCGGGACGCTGAGGTGTGAGGGCAGGCATGGTTCCGGAACTCGCCCGGCGCAGGTTCATGATCGTTCCGGCGCTCATCGACGAACGATGGGCGGGGATGCTCTATTACGTCCTGCTGCTGCGGAACTGGCGGGGCGAGGCCAAGCGCGACCGCCAGTCGCCGGCGGCCGACAGCCATTGGGGCGACGCTACCCTGGATGCCACGCTGCTGGCTCTGAAGTCCGGCATCGAGCAGGTGTGCGGCTGCTGGCTTCTGCCCACCTACGCCTACGCCCGGCTCTACTTCCACGGAGACGATCTGGCGCGTCATCGCGACCGGGCTGCCTGCCAGATCGCGGCGACGATTCATCTGGGCTCCAGCGATGGCCACGCGCCGCCGATCTGGTTCGAGCCCGACGTTGCCGTCGCCCAGCGGCCGGGCGATGCGGTCGTCTATCTTGGCGACAGCATCGACCACTGGCGCGAGCCGTTCGGCGGCGAGAACTTTGGCCAGCTGTTCCTGAACTACGTCTTCGCCGACGGCGAGCGGGCCGGGCTGCTCCACGACGGGCGGCGCAACGCGTTTCCGCCATCGCTCTCGTCCCGGCCGGCGGCGGCCATGCCGGGGTGCGTCCGATGAGCTCGATTGCTTTGCACCAGGGCGGACTGCTGGTCGCCGACGGCCTGCTGGGCGCAAACGCCCTTGCCGCCCTGCGCGACCACGTTGCCCAGAGCGACTACCATGGCGTGCACGGGCAGAAGTGGGATCGGGTATGGCGGCTGTGGGACGGCAATCCTCAGCGCGGGCCGTCGGTCTATTACGACCCCGACGGCCGCTTCGACTGGAAGGGCCCGGCCTATCCGACCGGCACGGTCGTCGACCAGTTGATCGACGCGGTCAGGACCCTGTCGGCGCTGCACCCGGATGTGGCCGGCGCCGAGTGCGTCGACTGGGCCGGGATTTACCTCTGTCCCTGGCTGTACCCCGTGGGGAGCGCACTCTCGCTGCACCAGGATGCGGCCAGGTACACCGGGTCTTTCGCATTCTTCCTGCATGCGCGGTGGCGGCTGCATTGGGGCGGCGAGCTCTTCGTCTATCCACCCGCCAATCCGGCGGGGCTGGGGGCCTCGCCGGCGCTTGGAGGCGACCTGCCCTGGATTTCGGACGACGGTCCGGACGAGGCCATGATCTCCGACGTTGCGCTCGCGATTGCGCCCAGCCCCAATCGACTGGTGCTGCTGGGCGAGGATCGGCCGCACCGCGTGGCGCGGGTCGACCAGAACGCCGGTGCCCATGTGCGCGTCAGCATCGCCGGCTTCTTCCTGCGCGCGCCGTGA